CAATCTTCTAAATAAATAAATTTTATATTACCCATTAAGTAAAGAATTGAATAAAAACTATAAAATAAGTTGAAATATGGATAAAGTATTAACTGCTCCACTTGCTCTTATTAAAATTGGTGGAGTGACTGTTGGTAAGATTAAGAATCTCCGAGTTCAAGAGCAATACCAGAGAGGTAATGTTATGGGAATTGGAGCTTTGATTTCTCAAGAAAAGCCCATTCTTGGTATTCAATGTAGTTTTACTTGTTCTTCTTATGTTATTTCTGTAAAGAAACTTGGTTCTATTGATAATCCTTTCGTTTTGAGAGGTGCTTCTACAACGGACCAATTTGTAAATACAGTTTTGACTCAAGATAATGGTGTAGATATTTACATCATGAAAAAGGGTGCTAAGACCATTGTTAATGGTATTGTTACTGAAGCATCTGAAGAAAACTTATTTGTCATTAAGAATGCTTTCTTAACTTCTCAAAGTTTTGATATTCAAGAAGGTCAGATTTCTGGTTCTGACTTAGCTGGTGAATATCTTGAACCTATTCTTAGTGCTCAGCAATTATAATTAACTGAATAATAATAATTAAAAATTATAAGAGACATGGCTACAACTGTTGTTTTCGGTAATAAAATTTGTAAGTTGCCTGGTTCTTATGCTCGTGTGGTTTCCGGTGTTCCTCGTGAAACCCCGTTTGCTTCTTACAATAATTTCCTGCTGATTGATGCAGGTTTTGGCAATGGTTTTAATTCTCTTAAGGGTATCAAGACTCAAGGAGCTGGTAAAGAATGTGTATTTGCTTTAGATGAAGAACAAGCAAATTATTTTGTTAAGGGTGGTCCTCTTGAACCTGTTATTACTGCTCTTTTCCATCCAGATGATGAAAACGACAAACCTGGTATTAGTACTCTTTATTTAATTAAAGCTGCTTCTACTACTCAAGGTGCTGCTACTACAGATAGTTCTGAAGATAGTTCTGAAGATAGTTCGGAAGATAGTTCGGAAGATAGTTCGGAAGATAGTTCTGAAGATAGTTCGGAAAGTGGTACTCCTGCTGTTGTTAGTTTATTTGATGGTAAAATTACGGCTTCGGCTTTAAAAACAGCAGAACATGGTGATATTTGTAATACTTATCCTACTGACATTACAAATGTAGCAAATCTGAAAAAGGGTTTTGCTCTTGTTTGTAAATATGATGCAGGAATTTCCAAAGGTTGGATAGAAATTTGGGAAGGTACTTATGGTGGCACTAATTATGGTGGTTTTGAGGTTTCTAATACAGAAGCAAATTCAGCTCCTGTTATGGTTTATCGTTCCAAGAAATGCTCAAATACTGAGGAGTTGGTTGCTTATTTAAAGAATCCTAATTCTGGTTTTAGTTCTTTCATTGAAGCAACTGATTTAACTTCTGTTACAAGTGCTTTTGGTTCAACAAATATTGATGAACTTACCAAATTTAGTGGTGGTTCTGATACTTATATTAGTACAGGTGCTGATTTAGCAAATATTCTTGGTTATACTCTTGATAGTGATTATTCTTGTATGATGGTTGCTGAAGCAAATGGTGCTACTAATTTTCTTGCTGTAGCTCTTGACCACATCATTAATGATGCAAAGGGTATAAAGCAGATTATTACAGCAAAAGCTGACCAAGAAGATGCTATTATTCTTGCAAGAGAAAATGATAATGATGCTTTAATTGTTACTGCTAATCAAGGTAAGAATAAGAGCAAAGTTTCTTCGACAGGTTTTATTGACCATGATGCTCTTGTTACTGCTGCAAAGATTGGTGGTCGTATTTTTGGATTGAGTCCGGAAATTCCTGGTACCTTAAAATCTCTTGGTTTTGATGGTATGGTTACTGAGCCTTCAGATGCTGACCTTGAAACTATGTTAGATGCTGGTGTTATTACTCCTTACTATGATTCTGATTTGGGATATTTTGCTATGAGTCAAGCAGTAAACTCACTTCAGAAAAATACAGAATTAATTAATGATGATTGTAGTACATTCTCAATTCAGTGTAAGAGAATTCTTGCACAAACTGTAAAGAATCTTGTAAAACAATCTAAGATTGATTTCTGGGGAAGTAAGGGTGAAGATAAAGCTGCTAACAAAGCTAATCTTTCTGAAGCTTATGTTAAAGCTTGGACTGAAACTCAATTAAGTAGATTAAGTGTTGCACCAAATAAGACTGAAAACAATTACCTTATTACTTATGAAGTTACTAAGGTAGAAATTGTTCA